GCAGGCGCTAACGTATACATCAACGCCACTTCGCACTTCGTAGGCAACTCAACTGTAAACACAAACATTACTGCAGGTCAGATAAGTCTTTCTGGACAGACAGTAAACTCAAGCGTCTTTACTGGTCTGTCTTATACTGCGAACAACTCTTCTTATCTCGGCGGACTTGCAGCTTCGGGATACCAGACTACTGCTGGCCTATCGGCAAACGTGGCTACGCTTACTGCCAACGCAGCCGGCTACTTAAATGGCAAGACTGAGTCTAACCTAAACGTCAACAACTCTTCTACTTCGAATACTGCTAACAACTCAGCGTATCTCGGCGGGACGGCTGCAGCCAACTACCTGACAAATACCGGCGCGTTTACCATCTCAGGTGTACGTACACACACGGCGAACGTAGTGTTTGCAAATGGAAACGTACTCATAGCAAACGGCGGCTTTGGTACTCAAGACCAGGTACTCATATCAAACGGCTCTTCCATGTACTGGGGAGCGTTTGCGGCTAACAACACTCTAAACCTCGTCGGCTCAAATGGATACTACTTCGTACAGAATACAGACTCTCGCACTCTGTCTGGTAACTTGTATCATACTGGAGCTAACATAGGATTCTCGAGCACTACGGGTATCTGGGCAAACGGTGGGTTTGGTTCTGCCGGTCAAGCGCTTACTACCAACGGCTCTGCCATCTACTGGTCTACTATCGTCGGTACAAATACTGCTGCTCAGTATACTTGGTCCAACACTCAGACATTCCAGAACACCATCACATTCAGCACGTCGATCCTAGCTAACACTATCAACGCTACTTCGATGACGCTTGGAAACACTACTGTAAATACATACGTCACGGCTAATCAGATCACGCTGAATGGATCTAACGTAGTGACTCAGGCTACTGCCCTGAAGGTCTACTACGCAAACGGCACACAAGCATTCCCATAAGGTAGACTATGTCTAATATAACTACGAAGTTCTTCAGTAAAAAAGTAGCGCAGTCTTTCATTAGCGAGATCAGTGGAAACGTCTATTACTTTGCGGCTAGTAGGTTCCTGCCATGGGGTGACGAGAACAACCCAGATGCTGCCATAGACACTACTAAGGCCATCAATGAATTCAAGAGAAATATCCTTTTCGGAAAGAGGATAAAGCCAGACGCTATCATTGGACTCGTAGAGAGACACTTCTGGCAGAGCGGTACTGTATTCACACAGTACGACGACTCTGACGAGCTTATGTACACTAAACCCTTCTACGTGCTCAACTCGTACAACAACGTATATAAGTGTCTTTTCAACAACAACGGCACCCCTTCTACTACTGAGCCTACTCTAGTCCAGACTTCTAGCTTTCAGACATCCGACGGCTATATCTGGAAGTACATGTATACCATAAGCTCTGCAAACAACAGTAAGTTCTCTACCAGCAGCTTCATGCCGATTGAGCCGAATACTGCGGTATCTTCTGCTGCGTCAAACGGCTCAATAGACGTCTTACTCGTAACCAATCCGGGTTCTGGATACACTGGTTACATATCTGGCTCTGTCAAGAGCGTCATATCCAATACCATATTTCAGGTAGAGTCTCCCGGCATTCTGTCAGTAGATAACTTCTACTACAATACATCTGGATTCTACATCACTCAGGGAACTGGTGAGGGTCAGCTTACTACCGTATCTAACTATATAGTAAACAGCTCCGGACACTTCGTGTACACTACCAACCCACTTACTTCTCCAGTTCTAGACGTGACTTCTGAGTTCAGGATCGCTCCTCAGATATCGATAGCGGGAGACGGCACCGGTGCAAAGGCATTCTGCACAGTCAACACTGCATCTTACTCTATAGACAGGATCACCGTCCTAAGCAACGGCAGCGGCTACACATACGCCAACGTATCAATCATATCTAATCCTACCTACGGTTCAGGCGGTACTGCGAGGGCAGTCATACCGCCGTTCGGCGGTCATGGAGCAGACGTAGCGACTGAGCTTGGTTCTAAGCACATCGGCATGTCGGTGTTCTTCAACAACAGCGAGAGCGGCTCAATATCTTCTGAAGTTTCATTCAGGCAGGGCGGCATCATCACTGCACCTCAAAAGTATACGACGCCGTCTGCCAGCCTCACGTTCAACTCTAATACCGGCATCTCGAACACCTACGACACCATATCTATAGTAAACGCCAATACTACTTTCAGGGGCGGGGACCTGGTCAGGTACGTAGTATCTACTGGAAACACCTCAGTGTCTGGTCTGGCAAACGGTCAGTACTACTTCGTGGCTGCTTCTAACTCGACTACAGTACAGCTCTCTAACACGCTAGACGGCGCAGTTATCAACCTGACGTCTGGTGCATCGGAGACTGGCCACACTCTCTACTCGAACGCTACTTTCTCTTCAAATACCTTCAACGCGCTTACAGTACTGAGTATCACTACCGGCGCTTCGACGTTTTCTAAGAATGAACTCATCGTCGGAGCAAGCAGCGGCACGCTGGCATACGTTGGATTTGCAAACTCGACCGTTGCCAAGGTATCGATACTCAATCAGAGAACGTTCTCTACAAACAGCACATACGGTGAAACAATTACTGGAACTTCTTCATCGGTAGCAGCGACTATCAATCCTAATGGTATAAATAATCCAGACATCGCGCCACTCGACTTCAGGGTGATGCACATTGACAATGTTGAATATATCCAGCGCTCGAACACGGACAACGAGCAGGGTTATCTGATAGTCACACTTTAAGGAACCGAGATGCCAACTTCTCTTAGTAATAACATAGCAACTGTTCTGCAGACTACCTACCTAGATGACTTTGACGAGGGCAATGGATACTACAGGATTCTCTTCAGACCATCAGTCGCCGTTCAGGCAAGAGAGTTAAATCAGCTCCAGACTATCCTTCAGAACCAGATCTCCCGTCTCAGCGACTACAGCTTTAAAGACGGTTCTATCGTAGACGGCGTTCACATTACTTACAGATCAAAGCTTCCATTCGTAAGACTAGCTGATACCTTCACCTCGAATACTTCAAGAGCCGTAACAGAATTCAACAACGAGTACCTGATTACAAACAGCGCGAACAATACTACTGCCGTAAAGGCGTATATCGCTTATTCGGCGCGCGGCTACAAGGCTAACTACCCAGATACAAACCGCTGGTATCTAGACTATATCTCTACCGGTAAAGACGGTTCTAACAACGACATTCATGAGTTTGCTTCTGGAGATACGCTGTACGTCTACAATACTTCTCAGACTAAGTCTGCAGCGCTGGACGCCGGTAAGCTAATCGACAGCATCTCTGTAATAACATCAAATTCATCAGTCGACTCTACTGGCTATGGATACGGCATTACCGTATCCGATGGTATTATCTACCAGAAAGGATTCTTTTCTACTGTAGGTACGCAGACTATCGTGGTTAGAAACTACGACCAGCAAGTCAACAACTACGTAATCGGCTTTGAGACTGAAGAGTCTGTAGTTACTGAGAATCAAGACTACTCTCTAAACGACAACGCCAATGGATCTACTAACTACAACGCTCCAGGTGCCCATCGCCTAAAGATGACTCCTACACTAGTAGGCAAGCTAAGGACTGAGGTATCGAACAACTTCTTTGCTATCGCCGAGTTTGAGAACTCAAATAAAGTCACGCAGAAGGCGACTAACGATCCTACAGCACAGCTCATGGACTCGATGGCAAAGAGAACCTATGACGAGTCTGGAGACTACGTCGTTCGTCCGTTCTTTATCGACTCAGAAGCCAACTCAGCAAATACTGGTTCATTCTACTATAAGGTCTCTCCGGGTCTAGCCTACGTAAAGGGATACGCGGTCGAAAAGATCGATACTGTATACGTAGACGGTGCGCGCGCGGTAAACACTAACATCGAGCAGAACATCGGCGTGACTGCCAACTTTGGCAACTACGTCATCGTACAAGAAGTAGAGGGTCTATTCAACAACGAGACTCTGTCCGAAGTAACTCTATACGACACTGCTCAGACTTCAATGTCTGATCGTGAACAGGCATCTGCAGCTCCTTCTGGAAACATTATTGGATACGCCAACGTAAGGGGCATGCAGTACTATTCCGGAACTAAGGGCCTGTATACTACTCAGTACGCTCTCTATATCTTCAACGTTCGCATGAACTCTGGAAAGAGCTTCTCACAGGTAAGAAGCTTCTATCAGAACGTCAGCGGCTCCGGCTATGCAAAGGCAGACGCCATACTTGAGAGCGGAGTAGCGGTACTCAAGGACTCTACTACTTCAGCTGCAGTATTCCCTACTGGCTTCGGAGCTATTAAGTCTCTAGTAGTCAACGGTGCTTCTGCTACAGACTCGACTTTCTACTATCGTCAGATCAGCAGCACTACTATGGCTGCAAACGGTACTGCGACGTTTAACCTAGATACTGCTGCAGCCGGCGGTACTGAGAGGCTTGGAATCAGCGTAGGCGACTATGCCAGCGCATCTGTACTCAATAAGTTCAACGTCACTGCAGCTTCTGCTACCTACTCGTCTAACGTAGCAGGTTCAGTATCTATAACTAGCGGCTGTACAGTAGTTACAGGCACGTCGACTTCATTCAGTACTGTATTTGCAAACGGTGAGCTTATCAGGGTAGCAAACTCTTCTACGTCGGTCTTATACCAGATCAACGCAGTATCAAATGCTACTTCGCTGACTCTCGCGACTACACCTGGAGCGTCTTACGCTACTTACAACGTAGCCCACTACTATCCAGAAGGTCATATCTTTAATATCACGTCAATCAACGCGATAGCCGGTGGAATATCGTTCAAGGTCAACACCGGTCTGACCCTGCCTACTACTCTTACTGTGTATGCTTCTTATCCAGTAAGCAAGGCTACTGCAGTAGCAGCGAAGAAAGAAATTCATGAGAGCACTTTCGTAAAGATCGACTGCTCAAACAACGCAGCCGGTACCGTCGGACCATGGGATCTTGGTCTAATCGACATCATGAGAGTCAGAAACATATACGTCGGCACTTCATACGCAAATACGAATCCAGAAAGAAGCACTTGGTTCTACGTAGATAATGGTCAGAGAGACGACCTATACGATCACGGTAAGCTATACATCAAGCCGATATACTCAAGCCAGATCTCAGCGTCTTCAAAGCTGCTCGTAGAGCTAGACCACTTTACTGCAAACACTGCTGCAGGTGTCGGCTTCTTTACTGTCGATTCCTACCCTATCGACGATGCAAATACTTCTAATACTACTGCTATCACTACTGCGCAGATCCCTACTTTTAACTCAAACAAGGGATATATCGATCTTAGAAACGCTATTGACTTTAGGCCTGTGAAGTATAATACTGCAGTCGTCACTTCAACGATCTCGTCTGCTACTATCAATCCAGTAGTTTCTAACACTTCGTTCAACATCGGTTCAACTAACCAGTACATTGCAGACCCAGACACTACTTTTACTGCCGACTTTGAATACTATCTGCCTAGGTATGATATCATTACAATGAGCAAAGAAGGAACTATCGTACCTAAGAAGGGCGAGTCTGCAGTCATTCCTAAGATACCTTTCATTGAAAACGACGTTATGCCTATAGCTGAGGTATTCGTACCTCCGTATCCATCGCTTACCGTCAAAGAAGCAGAGACTTACAATAGAAGAGACCTTTCTATGTCTATCTCTATCAAGACTACTAAGCGCTACACTATGGCCGACATCACTCAGTTTGATAACCGTATCAAGAGGCTAGAGTACTACGTAGTCTTAAACGCGCTAGAGCAGCAGGCAAAAGATCTAAACATCCCTTCTGCTTCAAACCCAGCCCTAAACAGATTCAAGAACGGCATCTTTGCAGATCCATTCAACTCAAAAGACTCTACAGACGTATCCGACATTGAAAACAGGGCAGCTATAGATATCGATCAGACAGTATTAAGACCGTACTATTCTAACAGCACTGTAGACTTCATGTACGATTCGGGCACGTCGACTACTGTAAGGACTGGCTCTTCGGTAATGATACCGTACTCCCATGTCCAGTATATTCGTCAGCCGTACGCCACTAAGTATAGAAACTGCACCGAGTCAGTATGGCAGTGGAACGGCAACGTAGAGCTGTTCCCGTCATTCGACTTTGCTCGCGATGAGAAGCAAGCGGCAAACGTCAACGTTAACATCGACAACTCAGCAGCTTGGAAAGACTATGCCAACTCACCGTTCGGTACCAACTACGGTGACTGGAGAACTACTGGAACGTCTTCAAGTTCTAGTAGTTCAATTATAAGTGCGTTCGGTGGTGACGGTTCGACAGGTGGCGGTGGGATCGCGTTTAATAGAGCTACTACTACAATAACCCAGACTACTCAGCAGAGAACTGTATCTCAGATAAAAGTAGATACTACTACTGATAAGTACAATATGGGTAACTACGTATCAGACTTCTCTATCAACCCATACTTAAGAAGTCGAGTAGTAGCCTTTGTTGCTAAGAATCTCAAGCCAAATACTACTATGCACGTATTCTTTGACGGTAAGAACGTCGATGCTTACTGCGCACCGGGTCTGCCATCAGGCGTTACTACTACTTCAGAAGGTAAAGAGAACGAAGTCGTAAATCAGAATGGAAACTACGGAGCAGCTCTAGTAACTTCTGCAGACGGAAAGCTCTATGGACTGTTCAAGCTTCCAGAAGGTACATTCAGGACAGGCGACAGGGTACTCCGCATAGTAAACGTGAGCGACCTTGTTGCTGGAGCAGACGCTATCATCACGAGCGCGACTGGAACTTATACCGGTCAGAATATCTCGGTGACTAAGCAGAGCACTACCCTGAACGTTACTCAGCCAAAGATATCTTATACGAGCAATACTCAGACGCAGACACTTACTTCTAGTTCAACTTCAATAAGTGTATCAGATGCTAGGGATCCTATCGCCCAGTCGTTCAGTATATCGGTACCTGAAGACGGTTCATCCGGTATCTACGTAACTAAGATCGGCGTATACTTCTTTGCAAAAGATTCAAACGCAAACAATGGTATTACAGTATACGTTGCTGAGCTTAATAATGGATACCCAGACATATCAAACGTAGTAGGCAAGGGTTACATCCTCTCGTCTGCAGTTACTACCAGCGCTACCGGTGCAGTAGAGACTCAGATCGCTCTCGACCAACCTTTCATGGCTACTGCCGGCAAGAGCTATGCCTTCATCATGGCACCTGACGGCAACTCACCTGAGTGGCTGATCTGGACTGCAGAGACTGGCGGTACCGACGTAGCTACTGGAGAGAACGTATTCAGCAACCCATACAGCGGTATAATGTTCGTATCTGCTAACATGCAGGCATGGACAGCAATCCAAAAAGAAGACATCAAGTTCAACGTCTACAGGGCGTCGTTCAGCATCGGCGACTACTACGCGTACTTCAACAATGAAGACGACGAGTACATCACCACCTCTGGATTTACAAGAATAAATGCAAACACTGCGATCGAAGTAGGCGACGTCGTCTACACGTCTAATTCTACGTTTGGGGCTAACACTGCAAATGCCGCGGCATTCGCGACAGTGCAGTCCGTCGACGAAGCAAGAAACGCTATCTACCTAGACAGCTCAACGAACGGGAAGTTTGCAGCTGCAAACAACATAAGCATCTATAGGACTCCAGACCCGGCGAATACTTCTTATATAACCAGCTCCAAGCTAGTTGCCACTGCTACTATCTCTAGCGTAGACAACCTTGAGTATCATGCAGTAGTTCCTAAGTACGCTACTATCCAGCCGATATTGACTTCTATCAACTATGAATTCAAGGGTACAGACGGTTCGTATGTTAAAGACACTTCTTATACTACTGTCCACGGCGATACTGAGTACGAGTACCTCGATAAGCCTAGGTACGCCGTAAGTAAGTCTAACGAAGTATCTGCGATGTCCGGCAGCAAGTCGTCTACGTTTAGGATCAAGTTAAATACTGGTTCTTCATACGCATCGCCGGTAATAAGTCTTACTCAGAAGTCGTCTCTGTTTGTCAAGAACATCATCAACAACGATGCGACTAATGAATACACTAGATACGGGAGCGCGTCTACTAAGTACGTTTCTAAGAGAGTAGTTCTGGCAGACGGGCAAGAAGCTGAAGACATCAGCTTTGCAATGACTGCCTATAGGCCTCTCAATACTGACGTAAAAGTGTACATAAAGTTCTGGAACAGCTCAGACCCAGAAACGTTTGAGTCAAAGAACTGGACACTGCTGAACTACCTAAACAATACCGACCTAGTATACAGCAGCCC